TATGTGATGGTCGTTTTGGGCGACTTACTTGCTTGTAACCTATTTTCTTTAATGATTTTTTTGCTCTATTACCATTACCGAAAGCATTCGGTGTAGCATATTGAGCTCCTGCACCAGGTGTAAAGGAAGCGCCACCTACATTGGTGACGTTAGCTTCATTCATTTCCTGCATTACTTCTCTAATAAGTTCCTGTAGCTGAGACTTTGTCATAAGCTCTTCAGTTCGTTTACTAAATCGTAATACTGCATTAGATTAACTAGATGGTTGTCGTTTATTCTCTCTTTATTTGGTAAAGGTTTTATATTCTTGGCAACTTCATCTAGTTTGATTTTTATTACTTGGTCTTTTACTCTAGAAGACATATCTAAAACTAACTTAGATATTTTAGATAATTCTTCATTAATAATATTGCGTAAACGTGATTGAGAATTGACTGCAGTAATAAATTCTTTTAATATATTTTTCTGCTCAGGGAGTAAATTTTTATACTTATCGTTAAATTTCTCTAATAAAATCTTAAAAGTTAATAATTTTAAGTCCTTATCGTATTTAGAATATTCTTCGATTAACGTATCTTTTACTTCGCTTTTATCTTGCTTTGAATCAGTTAAATGCTCTAATAATGTAGTTTTATAATTAACTAGCATTTCTGGATCTACTAACTGATCGTTGTTTTGTGCTTCAAGTAAACAGTATAATGATGCTACAGCTTTATAATTAGGTGTTTGAATTGAGAAAAATTCATCTACATTATAAGCTTCTTTGATATCAGAAATAAGTTTATATTTCTGCTCTTTTAAAGTTTTTCTATCTATCTTTCTCGATATCTCTGTGATAGTAGATAGGATTGATTCTGCTTTAGATTGTCCAATTCCTTGATTCTTAAGAATAAATTGATATAATTTAAATTCCTTTACTAGTGCAGAGTTACCGGTATAATTTTTCTTAATTATAGAAACAGCCGGCGATTCTTTTCTACTTAAAGTATCGGCAGCTATTTGTTTTACGAGTAATTCAAAAATTAGACCCGTATTACGGTATTTAGAGTGTTTTATTTTCATTATACACGTTTACTATTATAAATATGCTTTAATTACCTAAATCTTTGATATTGTCTTCATTAAGTAAATCTGGTTCTTTTTCCTGTTCTTTTTTGAAAACTATATCTTTTAGTGCATCTCTGTTTTTATAGTAAACTGTTTTGGTTGAAGTGTTTTCCATAACGTTTTCATTATCTGATGGGAATCCTCCATGCATACCGTGAACTCCTAGAGGATCACGTCCTCCCATTGGGTTATCGTTAGTACCGTAAACGGAAGCCTTTTCTTTTGGTCTTCCACCTTCAGGTCCAGGCTGACCCCATTCAGGTTCCATTTCTGAATAGTTCTGGGGTACACTACCAGGCTCTCCTCCTTTAGGAGTAGATGTTGCCCTTCTACCATACATAGATGCTAGGTCATGAGGTGTACCGTACGACATTCCTGACTGTGCTGGGTCGTTACCTTCATTCTCGATTTGAGCATTTCTGAATTTACGTTTATTATCCTCTCTTACTAAATCTCTTTCTTGCATATACTCATCTTCAGATAAATCGAATATAGTTTCGTAAATATAGTCTGATGAGAATAAAGAAGTATCTTTCATTTGAGAAGCTAAATCCACTTTTTCTTTGAGTAATGCAATCTTCTCTTGTTCAAATATAATAGATGGGGTAGTTAACTTAATTTCAAAGTTAGTTAAAGATTCACCTGAGAATCCCTGAGTGTATAAGTGTACTAGAGCTATCTTAGTTAGCTCAGATTCCATTATCTTTTGAATTCTTTCTACTGTTCTAGCAAATCTAATATCTTCTGCTGCTAATGTTGCCTTACCTTGTAAATCTCCTTCATATCCAAAATATGCTTTTGGAATTTTAAGAGCAGCAAACATTTTATTTAACAGGTAGTTTACATCAGTTGTACCGTCATACTCTAATCCTTTTGTTGTTTCAATTCTAGTAGAAGTATCTCCTCCTCTCACAGGCATGTAGAAATCCTCCATCATGTTCTGCATGTTAAAACGTAAGTTATACTGACCGTCTTCTCCTACATAAGGAGTTTTTTTCATAGTATTGATAGTCTTTTGCATAAACTGCTCAACCTCATTCGGTGGTACATTTCCTACGTTAATGTAAAACATTCTCTTCTCAGGAGCTCTCATGATTCTATGAATCAGCATTGCATCCTCCATCAGGGTAACTTGTTTGAATATCTTTCTAGCAGGTTCTAAGTAAGAACGTCCATAAGGTAAGTAGTTTGTGTCTGAGATTAATCTGAAGTGGGCAATCTCATAATTATCAAATTCTACTACACTTGCATTTTTCTTTGTTTTAGGAAGGTAATTAGGATTTTGAGAGGAAGCTAGTCCATCAGGATCTAACTTAAATGTTACCTTGGCTGGATTGTCAGGGTCCATTCCCTCTTCTCTTACCATGTGGTAAACAGTATAAGGTAAAACATTGTAAACTCCAAACTTTTCTGCTATCTCTAGCTTTAAGAAAAAGTCTCCGTATTTACACATGTTCCTAGTCCATGACCATAAATTAAACTCGATATTTAAAACATCGTAGAATAAGTTATAGAGCACGCTTTGTATATTTTCATCAGAAGATTTAATAGAAAGTACTTCTCCTGCTTCACTCTTAATTGTAGATTCATCAGCTAATATGTCTAATGCTGATGCTATAATTGGATCAGTATCCATAGCCTCATAATCAGAGTAAAGCTGTATTCTTAGTGTTTGGTAGTTAAGGTTAGGGTTAAATATATTTTTATTATTGTAAATATATAGCCTACTAAACCTATCAACTAGTGAGTTAGTTTGGTATCTACCAGTTGTTTGTATTTGATTAACATCAGCAACTTTTAACTGGTCTCCTCCTATATTACGTATTACTACGTCGTTAGAAAAAAGTCGTCTTAATCTGCCAAATAAGGAAGTATCCGCCATTCCGTTATAGTTTATTTATAAATAGATCTATTTTATTAACCAAGTGATGTCTTCGTCACCACGGGCCGTATTCATAATATACGGATTATTTTGCGGTTTAGCAACTGTTTGAATAATAGCTTTGTTTTGCGCATTTAAATTACTAAAAGATGAAAGTTGGGCTCTTGCTAAATCCATACCCTGTTGTCTTAATCTTAACGCTGTATCTCTTACATATAGTGCTGTTGCACAGGACATTATGAGATCGTCATTATATCTATCTTGAGCTTGGGCTTTTCCGTTCTTCCAAATAAATACCCTCATTTCAGCCATTAATCTTTTAGATTGTATAGTAACTGAATGATCTCTGATGTATTCTATCATCTTAGCTATTACTAAAGGTCTAGTTCTAGCCGACATAGTGAATCCAGGTACTAGTTTATCTCTTTCAAATTTATGCATGTAAGATTCTACAGATTCCATATTGTTAGTAGAACTATAATACATATTTCTATATTCTCTTTCAAGTATCTGTTCTATTGTAGCCCAGCCTATATTTGCATTCTCACACACTAGTAATGCATCATTATATTCTGATGCTATTCCTACAAGTACATTTCCAAATTCTTTGGGCGATATTTTACCTTTATATTCACCTACTTGTACTGCATTCTCTATATCGAATATGTGAAATGCTGAATAGTCAGTTGAATCACCTCGAGCTACATCTGCCACAACCATATATGATTTAGAGTAATCTACTCCTTCCCATATCCATAAGTTACTGTCTACTCCTCTTCTTTCAAGAGGATCTCTTTGATATGTTTCTTCATAGAAAGTCATATCATCAGTTTCGAATACCGTATCACCAGAACTTAAGAAGTCACAGTCACATTCCTGACCGGCCATTTTAGGACCTAAGTCTCTATCTTGTTGATCTCTCCATTCTTGATCTCTTTCAGGGTGTACTGTCCAAGGTAATCTAACTGGTAAAAATGAGTTTTCTCCTGTTTCAGCTCTTTCCCATGTTTGATGGAACCAGTTACCGATACCGTTAGGAGTAGACAGTGCCATACATTGTCCACCTGTTGCTAACGTTTGTTGAGCTGCAGTAAAGGTTTCGTCTACGTTTTCAATAAAGGCTGCTTCATCCATTAGCAATAACGATACCGCTTCAGAACGTGCAGCATCTGGTGATGATGATTTAGCTTGTACTTTTGATCCGTTTCTCAGTCTTAAAGACAATTTGTTCTTTTCAACAGCTGGTAGTTTTAACCACTTGGGTAACTCTTCGTACATGAATGTTACTTTGGTTACCAAGTTACGAGCCGTAGCCTGAGTGGTAGCGAGAGCCAATACGTTTTTGTCTTTATGGAATAACATTAGCCATAGAGAATAAGCTGCTGCTAAAGTAGATATACCTAACTGTCTTGATTTTAGAGTGATAATATATTGATTATCTCTAAATAAGTGTAGTACTTTTTCCTGGAAAGGGTATAGAGCAAAAAGTATCCTACCTCTAGTAGGGTGCTGTATATGGCAATACTTCTTCATGAAGTACGCCGGATCTTTTGCGCACTTAATATACTCTTGTGCGATTAGTTTTTTTATGTCTTGTGCCATAACTTTTTACCCGAATAATTCGTCGGGATATATTTTTAATGCAGAACCGTTTGCACTAACGTATTTTATAATAGTATCGGAATCTAATGAATCTATTTTACTCTGTGTTACTTGAGTATACTTTATTTTACCGTCTTCAGATACATCTACTATGTATCCTCCATCACCAGGTTTGTTTTTAGCTTTAGTAGAAAGTAACTGTCTTAAAATAGCTGCAGCTCCTTCTCTAGGTGCAAAACCTTGTTCGAGACCTAGTTCTTTTGTCAATGAATCTATTTTAGAATACATATCCCTTATAAGTTCAAATTCTTGGGCTGCTGCTCTCAAATTTTTATTAGATGAAAATTTAGATAGAGTACCAAATCCTCTTATAAGTTCGTCTTTGTTAAAAGAGTCTATAGATGGAGCTCTTTCATCCCCAGTTAAGTTAGAAATAAGTACATCAAGTCCGATAACATAGCCTAATTTTTTTCTAGTATCATAATCATTTCCAAATCGACCTAAAGTAATATTTCTTTTACCGTAAGATTTAACTTCTAAACCAATGGTCTTGTTTATTTTTAAGTCTGGAGCATCACTACCTCTTCCGTCTTCTACTTTAACTCCGGATCTAGACAGTAACCAATATAATGCTACTTCTCCGTTTCCTGCACCTTTAGTACCTGCTGAACCTATTTCTTTACCTTGTTTTGGAGGAGTTACTGAGTATAGTTTTCTGTATGTTTCTTTATCTTTAGCATCTACTTTATCGTCTTTACCTACGGTATACTGTTTATTTACTCCTGGGATATTTTGAATTTGATTAGTATCACCAAAAAGGTGGTAAGATATTAGTTGTTCATATTCACTACCGTCTGCTTCAATAATAACTGTTTCCTCATTAACAGGAAGGTTCATTTCAGATATGATACTATCAAGTATAGCTTTATCTTCCGGATTGTTTATATTAGGAACACCTGATTTAGATCTCCAGGCCCATTCGGTATACAGTTTGTCTACTACATTCATTACTGTGTTTTTTATCCTTCTTCTCCAGCTTCAAAATCGATAGGTTCATCTGATAGGTCTTCTCCTCCTTCATCACCTCCGGTTTCTCCACCTTCTTCACCTCCTAAATCTTCACCGCCTTCGGCTCCACCTTCTCCTCCAGGAAAGTCTCCTCCGCCACCGCCACCGCCTCCGGTGTCGTCGCCAAAGTCTCCTCCTTCTTCTCCGGCTCCTTTCATTGGGCCTTCTTTGTATAGTTCACTCAACTTATCTATAGCTTGCTGGTAGTCGTTTATTTTATTTATATCGTATCTTTTACCTAGAATTTGTGCTTGAAATCCTTTACCGGTCCATTTAAGAATATAGTGCTGTCCATTTTTTAAATTAACTCTAAATGTAGTTGGTCTTGGAGATACCCAATCAATACTGTCTACAAATTCTTTAAACTCTTCTGTTTGTAGTTTTACAATAGTTGCTTTTAAAGTAGGAAACTTAGCTAGTATAGTATCAGTAGCATCTTCTAATACTGTCTCTGGTCCTGCATCTGGGTTAGGATCTTCTTCTGGAGTTGGATCTTCATCCTCTTCCTCTTCGTACATTAAATCGTATAGAGATTCTTTAATTATTCTTTCTTCAATATCGGAAGGTAAATTAGTCATTCCTTCAATATCTACTCCATCTCCTCTAAGATCATCAATCATCCCAGGATCAAAATCTCTTTTATGAAAGTACATAATTACATTACCTGCTCCATCGTTATCTGTAATATCGGTAAATCTGGTTGGGTGGTAAATAGTCTCTATTGTATTTTGTACAGCGTTTAATTGAGCTTTATCACGTCTAGGGACTTTGATGTAGTAAAAATCATCTGGAGCCTCGTTAAGAGCTTCAATATAAGCTTCTAGTACAATTTCTTTTAATCTAGACTTTTTCATATGTTTTACTTTTTAGGACAGCCTGATGATTTTTTGTGGGTAGTTTTACATCTACCACAGTATGTAGCTTTTTCTTCATATAGCCCTTTACCCCCGCATTCAGGACAGTTACTATCGCAACTGCATGGTGTGTCCCCACAACAGCTACATTTTTTTGCTTCATTTACACTTTCATGCCAAGTATCTAAAGCTAAATCGTGAATTAAGTCTGGGTTGTTGTCGGTTAAGTCATCTAGTTCACTGTCTGTGAGTTCTGTACCGTCGGTAAACATAGCATACTCTGCATATGCATCTACTGTTCCATCATCGTATCCTTGAGATCTATCTACTCCGTCAATTTCTATAGACGATATATCTACCTCTTTTCCGTTAACTACTACTTTAAACTCGTTTTCTTTTAGACTTTCTTCCATATGTCTTTTACCTAATCCAGGTAGATCTCTTAAATCTTGTACGTATGAATCTGTCTTAACTAAGATAGAACCTAAATTTTCAGTATTCTTAGTATACCTATCTGCATCATTAACTTTTATTAAGGTAATTTTAGAAACAGCTGGATTGAAGTCTGGGTCTTTATCTTTAAAATTAGAGTTATAATACTGTCTCTGGTGAAGTCTATATGTTTCTCCTTCATGTTCTAGTTCATGATATTGAACGTGCACAAACATAGGAGCTAATCTATCTCCCATTCTCTGTTTGATTCCACTTTTATCGTGAGCATGTAATGCTTTAACAGCTTC